CACGCATGTGGTGTTTGACGTTGACGGGGTCGAGTGAATACCCCACTTTGCACAACAGTCGACCAACCTTTGGTCCCAAAACGGTACCATCATTGGTCGGCCAAAACCGCTGTGAGCAAAACGAGGCATCTCTCGGGTTCCGGTGGTATGCCGGTGTAGCAACAAAACCGGCATTTCGGCAAGCCTTTTCAAGCTCACCGACTTTCAGATCCTTGCTGAGAACAACAACGTCATCACCAAGGATTATGGCTGCATAGTCGCGACCTTTCATCAAACGCCATATGACCATACCCATAAGCAGTGAGTTCCCACAACTAGTGTTGGGATCACCACTCTTTCTAGTGCCGCGAACGGCATAGCGCAACCCATGTGCGGTGCGCCCATTGGTCATATACTGGCCTTTCATCGCGAAAAGTCCGTCACCACGCAGCCCTGCCGCCTGGTAAACACGCGTTTCGTATTTCAAGGCGGCAACTGAAATCGTCGAATCCATCCGGGACAAATCACATTCAATAGCATGGCCATCACCTAGCCGTTGGACATGATAGTCGAACCAGTAACCTATCTTCTCGGGAGTCATACCACTGGCATACGTTATCTTGTTGGTAACGTGCCAAACTTGTGCCAACCGCTTAGCAAATCTCCACATCCACGGCCCCAGGGCTACGTTAGCTCGATCTGTAGCTGCCTGAATCATTCTGGGGTCAGGAAATTTCTTCAACGGGTTGGGTGGTTGTAACTCCCTCTTGACGAATCCAAAGCGCACGAGATCTCTCCCGTGCAAGGGCGTTACCCGAAGTGAGTCGCGAGCCTCATCATGCCTCCGCCGTAAGGCACAACTATATCTCGCATTCCATCGCTCGTAATCACCTCGAAGGGCCCCATCCACATAAATGCGTTTGCGGCCCCCGAGCAGCTTCTTCCCCACAGTCAGTACGGGCATCGATTCCCAATAGCCCCGTCTCGGCCTGTCACAAGCTTTCAAACATCGGTTACGCAAACCGATAAATTCGGAAACTTCATCAGGCTGAATCGAACCGGGTCGCAGTTGGAAACCAATCCCGACCAACCTACCAGGCTGGGCTGGACGCCGGCGCACGTCCAAA